CGCTTAGGATTAGGAATTGCTCCCATTTAACTCCTTGAACCAGATTGATTTGAAACTTTTCACTTCCCCTAATTTCTCATGGACGGCTTGCCTAAGACCTTCATACATTGATGCAGGCTCCCAATCATGACCACAGATGAGTTTCTTAGCCTTTGGAAGCCACGCCTCGAGGTCGGCTTTTACTGAGTCATAAGAGTGCTCTCCATCAATAAAAACCATATCGACCATCGGAGAAAATCCTCTTGCGGCATCCGAACTGTTCATCCGCAAAACCCTGAGATTTGGAAAGTGACCCACGTTTTTCATAAAAGTCTCATAAACATCTTCCCGTTTCACCATTCCCTGCTGGATGAAGCTATCGGAGTCACCCTTGAAGTGATCGACCGCATAGACGGGACCCGGGCATCCAGAGAGGAGCGCCAAAGTGCTTCTACCCTTCCATGATCCTATTTCGATAATAGACCGCATCCCTTTCGCCATCTCGAAAAGCCATTCCAATTCTGGTTCTCCCATCCAACCCTGAATATTGTTCATTGTTTCTTGTCCTGATAATGACTCCAGATGAATAGAATCGACCACATAAAAATCCCTGCATAGAAGTTATCCATCCATAAGCCAAAAGAAATTGACGTAACTACCCAACAAGCAATGATCAAAAAGGATTGCATCATTTGCCCTTATGCTTAAAGTATTCCACCTGTTGAAGTCGCTTCCTCGCCCTTCTCTTAGACAAGGCTTTACTCAAGGCCCTTCCGGACTCGGAGAAAACTTTGAATTTGCCTCCACCAACCGATCTGATCATTTCTTCCTCTTTTTGTATTTAGCCTTTGCTGTTTTCCAGTAAGCCTTCCCCGCCACAGCCGAAGGGTCAGTTGCCCCCGATGCGGCAGCTTTCCTCTCTATGCCTTGGAAGGTAGAGGGCTTCATTATGGCTCCACGCTTCTGTCGCTTCCTCCATTGAAGGAGTGCCTTCGAAATCTTACCCATGGTCTTTACCTTTGGCTTACGCCGTCCAACTCCAGAGTTTCCCGTTCATCAACCCGACATAAACGATTGCGTTGTGGAAAGACATACACTTTGCCGGAGATCCGAACTTGGTCAGGGTCGTCAATGTTTGGTCGGCAATAGTGTAACGGAGCAATTTATCTCTGGTAAGGATATAGAGATAGGTATTGTCCGTTATAATGTCCTTGACGTGCATGGCAATCCTGTTTTTGAGGACCAATGTCCCTGCCCCGATCTGGTAACGGATAAGTTTCCCACTGCTTAGAACGACAAACACATAATCCGTTCCACCGGCTTCCTGAGCGGCAAGGGCAATAATAGGGGCACCAAACGACTTTAGATTTGCAACTGTCATTTCACTCCTCCTTTGACCTTATTGGTTGGGGCATCATGCCCACTAAAAGCCTGACAAGTCTTTTTTCATTCCCAGGCGAAACTATTCCGAGCCTGGACAAAATACTGATCCCGACGTTGTACTCATCCACTTCTTTTTGAGTTTGAAGATACTGCCCAAAATTACAGAAATTAACCAGAATATCGCAAAGAACATCAATGCCTGCATCCGTAGAAGCAAGTATAAGCTGATACTTAGTATGGAGATCCTCTTTCTCCTTCTCGATAGCTGGAGTATCGCTAATGTCCTTAAAGAGTTCATCGGCCATTATCTACCTTCCCCTTCGGGGTTTACCAACATATCGAGTGGACTTCCTGCTTCTGCCTTTTTGCTCCCTTTCGGAAGAACCTTCGCTACCTCTATTCCTTCCTGGAGGGTGCGCTGAGCTTCTTCTTCTCTCTGCTTGAGAGCAAGAATTTGTTTAATTTCTTCTTCACTCCTAAACCTGTTTACCGGAAATCCCTGGGCATCAAGAAGATCCCGAAGTGCTCCCATGTGGTCAATCACCAATGCAGCATCTGGATAGGTTTGAGAAACTTCACTTACTGCCTGGAGTCCTGACCGGATAGATTGAGACTTGTAGATTTTCTTCTGTGCCTGTGCGAGTGGCCCGAGGTAGTCTATCTCGATGCTTCGTCCTCCGTATTCAGCCAATATCTGTGGGGGCTCGGGAATCCTTCCGGCTTTATTTTCTATTGAAAACGATCTATCGTGGACAGGGTTAAGGAGTTCGCTCTCCTGCCTGCCAATCCTCACCCCGAGAATGGCGGCCTTCTCTCCTGCCATCTCGACGACTTGAGTGGCAGTCAACTCCACCTTGTTCATTGCCGCCTGCCAGAGCATCAAGAAGAAACCGACATAGAAATGATCGTTGAGAATTTTGTCGGTGCGTTCCTGCTGGTCAACTGCATAGGGAAGATTGATACCACTGGCGTAAAGCTGTCGTGGACCCATGTCTTTCATCAAAGAACGGTCCATGAATGTCATGCCGCCGGCTCCCTTGTTTATCTTCCCCCTCAAATCCTCTGGAGCAATGATCGGCTGGTCAACGATTTTATGTGCCGCGATCAGGTTATCTTTCCCCTGCTGGTTGGCCTTCATAATATCGACATAAGCATCCCAGGACGGAGATCGGCCATATATTTCATCGCTGTTTTTTCTCCAGCGCCAAGACATAATTGGGCGTTCATCGTAGCCGCTTTCAAGAAGAAGTTTAAGGGGACTTCTCAATACCCACATGGAGGCAACGGGTTTATTCTCGGCGTTGTAGGCTTCCGGGTTAAAGTCAGAACGGGGGTAGACGGCATGGATTATTTCCATCTCCTCGAAGGGATTTTTCTCGTACTTATCCTTAAAGTTTTGGTCAACCTCCATCATCTTCTCTAACCCAAACTTATCGGCCATCTGACGGAGGCTAAGAGAATAAACCCTGTATCGAGTATTGACGGAACCAAATCGATCTTCGGCAATGTAAATCTCTCTGAAGTGGGGAACAGTAAAAACTATTCTTCCGCTTCCAACGTCCTCTTCTGCGATCGGGGTCACGGTCCCAACGCTTGCCGCATCCCTTACCATCTCAGAGATCACATCATAGAAGTTGGAGCGGAGGTAGGCGGCATACATGACTTCTTCAACATCGGCAAGCCACTCTTTGACCTGTGGGTACTCATCCATGCGTTTTCCAGACCACCTCCGCATGATAGACCAACGGGGAAAATTCGTTTTGCCCGGGAGCGTGTAGGAGAACCATCGGTAGGATTTTGAAACTGAGTACCCGCAGATGCCATCGGTCAGAAGATTGAGGGCAGAGATAGCAGTACCATCATAAACATCTATCCCTGTTTTCTGTCCCCTCGAGAATGCCGTATCGGTGATAAGGCGCCTGCCGTGGTTGACATATCTCAGCACCTCATCGATCATTGGTTCATAAGGCTTCCTGATCTTGATAAGGCAATCTAAGGTTTTTTCAATGTCCTTTGCTTTTTGATCGGGCGTTCTGGTATCGGCCATCTACTCTCCTAAGAGGGCCTTTCTCGTTGTGGGTTCCCCTGTCACCCCTCCGGGCCCCGTCACGTTCATGGATGCCATTCCTTTCTTGCGCCTCAAAACCTCAGCCTCTCTTCTTGCGGCCGCCTTCATTTCCTCATCTTCTCTACTGGGCGGCGGAGCGATCTTTGGTGCTTTCGTCTTTCCTCCGAACAGTCCTAAAAATGGCCTTCTAAAAGCTCCCATCTTTCCTCCTAAGACAAACCCCACTTCAAGGGGTTATCCATGCTCTGTTGCATCGGATTAGTTCTGGTATTCGATAACCCCCAGGTTAAGGGATTTTCCTCAATGGTCCTTCCAGTCATTCCGGGGTTGATTCTCCCTAAAAACTGTCTATCAATGGAGTTTATTTTATACTGTATCCCGGGTGCAAAGGTACAACACAGGGCATCACCGAGATCTGGGGAGAAACCAAGCCTTGCTTTCATCTCATCCTTGCTCTCAATCTTAATCAATCCCTTATTGGTAAATTTATACCGAATATCTTGAATATCCTTAACCAATGCCTGACGGTCAATCTCTTGGATGGCGGGGCTAATTGAACAAGTTGAATCCTCGAACCATTGACGAACAGCCCACCAAAGTTCATCCCTGAGCCTGGGGAACCTCTCTTTATTCCCAGAAGATTCTCCAACATTAACGGCGGCACAGGGGATGTCTATGTTGCGGATCATGTCGTATACCCCTGCTCCAATTCCAATCACATCGACGGCTATACAGTCAAACATATTAGATTTCCATATCTGGTAAATCTTCCCCACAACAGAAGTGGCATCAAGGTTCTTCCATGTCTGTGTATGGATAATTTGTCCACCCTGCCTTATCACCAAAGCGGTTCTGTCATCTCCGAACCGGGCAACGTCAAGACCGGCAATCCTCCCGATGTTGACGGGACTGTAACGGTCTCTTCGTAGCGCGCCTTGGATCAACTCGAAGGGAATTACAATATCCTCTAAGGAGGCGATGAAATCACAGTAATACTCCTGCCTGATCATGGACTCCGGCATACCGGAATCCCTGTCCCCCTGGATTGCCGATTGAGGAACCACGTTCGTATCCTCTACCGTAAGGAGTTGTGAAAACCAATCCTTGTTGGCAAGAACCTTCTGGTAGAGGTCAAACCCGTGATTGCGACCCCTTGGAGTATATGGAAACACAGCCCACCCACCGTTCTGGGCAAGGATAGGACTGAAATAATGCCACGCCTGCGGGTACCGGTCGGAAACCGCCCACTCATCAAGGATCAGTCCAACAGGGTTTGGACCAACCAGAGAGTCGTAGTTGTCCGCCCCGATGATCTGATAGATCGAGTTGTTAATCAGGGTAATCTTCATCTCGGTGTTGTTTGTGTTCAGCCTGATATTCTTGGGAATATGAGTATCAATGATCTTGTTCCCATCATTATCCATCCCATCCCAGACAACTTTTCTCCCCTGACCATACTCCGGGAAACAGTGATAGACCGCACCCACCCTCTCAAACCCCTTCTTAACCGCAAAATTGACCAGAGAAAGGGTCTTTCCAGACTTCCTATGCCATACCAGGCAGGCCCTCTTCACTCCGGAATCCATAGCCCTAAAAAAAGCTATCTGATAAGAACGAGGAGTAAATTTGTAAGGAACACTGATCTTTATCTCATCCACCGTTGCCACCATTAAATAACGAAGAAAACAACCAGAAAGACGATAACGAGAAATTCAACCCCCACAATAATCTTCAGACACTTAATCGTCTTTCCCGCCAACTCCGCCATTTCTTCAATATCGCTAATGGTCTTATCAAACTCACCCACCATTTCCACCCTTCAAAACCTGATCCGGTACCACACCCTGCGGGATCTGCACGATATTAGACTTCTGAGATGCCTTAAAAACATCCTTCGCCCTCTCCAACATCCCATAGAGCATAATCAGACTCGGGTCCTTTACGCTGGTTGCAATATTCATCCCACCATCCTGCAACAACTCAATCTTAACCCCCAAAATCACAGATGATCCCGATAACCTCTTGGCCTGCTCCATTATTAAGTCTTCCCTGCGCTTGGCCTCACCCATTTAACTCCTCCAGATTCCAGGTACACCCTTAGAGAGGGTAGGGATGTTTTCAATGGTCATCGTTGGTTCGGCCCCTCCCACCCCTCCCCAGGGAAAAGCATGCTTACCCTTTTCACGCGATCATTAGAAGTTAACATAATGTACCTTATCATACCCTGACCCGTGAACATATCGAAACTATTAAACTATCCTATCCTATAAGTTTCCCTTGCTCTACCTAAACAGCTATTCAGCAGGGTTATCAACAGGTTTTCCACAGGTTATCAACATTTCGTCAGGCTGATCTTTTAACCCTCTTTGGTCGTAGTAGTTTATCACCTGAATCTTAACTGGAGCACCGATCTGGGGCGCATCTGCCGGCTTCATGTCTGTATCGTTGATTGCAACGAACATCGCAAAACGTGAGTCATATCTACCTGTTATACCATTCTTAACGATAAAATCACGGAAAATCTGCTTGGCGCGCTCGTATGCGTATAGAAATTCTGGATAACGGTTCTTCCATTCGTGGAATGTTTTTTTTGTTATTGGGATAGACTCGCAGAACTCTTCGATGGTCGGTAACTCTTCAGGTTTTTCTATTTCATCTTCAATAACCGTACCGGCCTTTGTTGTATAAGTGCGTTTTAGGATTTTGGTTAAGTTTCTCGTCTTGAAAAATGTGATCAGTCTCTCGGCATATTCTGGAAGATAGTCTGTTGGTCTTCCTCTGGGGATTTGATAGGGCGGGTAATTAGGGTTTCCTTGATTTAGTGGTTTTTCAGGGAGGTCGCTGATTTTAGCATCTTTGTGGC